TTAAGCCTGGTTATCCTGTACAAGCAAGAGAATTAACAGGTCTTCAGTCTATATTACAAAATCAAATTGAAAAATTTGGTCAACATTTCTTTAAAGAAGGTGCAAAAGTAATACCAGGTAATACTGCGTATTCTTCCGAGTATTTTGCTGTAGAATTAAATAATACACACTTAGGAGTTCCCGTAGAATTTTATATTGAGCAGTTAATAGATAGAAAGATAATTGGTGCAACAACAGGTGTAACAGCAATAATTAAACAGGTTCTCATGTCTGAGAATAGTGAGAATGGTAACTTAACACTGTATATCTCATATATGTCTTCTGGTGTAGAAGATAGTAGTATAAAAGTTTTTGCAGACGGTGAATTACTTTTAGCAGATAGTGATATTGTTTCAGGGCCTCAGAATAATGCATTTATACCTTCAGGAGAATCATTTGCTTCATGTATTGCAAATAATGCAACATCAACTGCTTCATCTTTTTCAATATCTAACGGTGTATACTTCATAAGAGGTAATTTCGTTCAAGTTCAAGATGAGACTATTGTTTTATCACAATATGGTAATACTCCAAGTGCTAGAATTGGTTTGAGAATAGATGAGGATATAATTAACGCTGATGAAGATGAAACATTAGCAGATAACTCAAAAGGATTTAATAACTATGCTGCACCAGGTGCGGATCGTTTAAAAATGTCTGTTAGTTTATTTGCTAAACCATTAGATGATTTTAATGACTCTAATTTTGTTGAATTAGCAGTGATTGAAAATGGTGTTTTAAGGTCTCAAGTTAAAAATACTAATTACAGTTTTATTAAAGATGAACTAGCTCGTAGAACATATGCTGAATCTGGAGATTATGTAATTAAAAGTTTCAATGTTTCTATGAGAGATTCTTTGAATGATAATGTTGGTAATAATGGGGTATATCAATCTGGTCAATTCACTCAAGGTGGAACATTAGCATCAGATGATCTTGCTTTATATCAAATATCACCAGGTAAAGCTTTTATAAAAGGATATGAAGTTGAAACTATTAGTTCAACATATATTGATGCTCCAAAAACAAGAACATCAAAAACATTAGAAAATCAAGGAGTAGCATACAAAACAGGAAATTCTTTAAGACTTAATAATGTTAAAGGTGCACCTGAAGTTGGAATTGGTAATACTTATATCGTTAGTTTAAGAGATCGAAGAGGTGGTGATAATTCCTTCAAAATAGCAGGAAATGAAATTGGTATGGCTAGAGTTTATGATTTTGCTTTAGAATCTGGCTCTTACACAACATCAAATTCTGCTGTGAATGAGTGGGATACTTCACTTTATGATGTTCAATTATTCACAAAAATTACTCTAAACGAACCAGATACATTCACAATACCAACTCAAATTAAAGGAAAGTATAGTGGTGCTACAGGATTTTTAGTTAATGCTGTTACAAATAGCACATCCTTAGACGTATATGATGTAAGTGGTAAATTCATAGTAAATGAACCATACGAAGTAAATGGAATTGCCAATAACCGTGTTGCAGTTGCAGTAACAGCTCATCGAATGCAGGATGTTAAATCAATATATGGTGGCCCTTCAGCATCTATTGGGCCAGGTTCTGTTGGTGCTGCGAAAAGTTTTTCTGGTGATGTATTACAAAAACCAGTCTTTAGTTTTGGAAGTGGATCAATCACTCCTAAAAATGGAACAACAGGTTTTAGTACAATAACAAGTTCAAATGCATTATTTCCTAGTTCACTAAAAGTTGGTAATCTATTAAAGTTTGGTTTAGTAGAAAATAATGACCCAACTTTTGCAAGAGTCACTGAAGTGGGAACAAATTCTATAACTGTTACTGGTGTTTCAACTGTGACTGGTGTTTGTGGTGGTTTACCTGCATCACCTGGTATTAATACTGCAGTGAGTCTTTCTGACTTAACATTAATATCAAGCCCATTAGAAAGATCTACAGATAGTCAATTATATGCATTAATGCCAAAAGCATTTATTTCAGATGTTGATCTCTCAAGTTCTACTTTAACTATTAGAAAACAATTTAACGTTAATATTACTGTAAATTCTAACACTGGATTGGGTCAATTATCATCTGCAGTAACTGCAGGTACAAATGAAACATTCTTACCTTTTGATGAGGAAAGATATGTCTTAATGAGATCTGATGGAACAACTGTTGCGTTGTCTGATGATATGTTTACTTTTTCTACAGGAGGAACAGTTTTACAGATAAGAGGATTAGGAGCAGCAGATACAGGAGCTACACTAATTGCAACTCTTACAAAATCTAAACCAGCTGCTAAAATAAAGCAATTAAATCGTGTAAATTCAGTCGTAGTTAATTATTCTAAAGATAATGCATCTGGTGTTGGAGGAACATCATTAAATGATGGATTAACAACTGGTAATTTCCCAATAGGAACAAGAGTTCAAGATCAGAAAATAGCTTTGAATAATGCGGATATTGTTAGAATACATGGTATTTTTGAATCAAACGATACATCTGAAGCATCCGCACCTAAGATGACATTAACATCTTTAAATGGGCCATCTGGAAAAACATCGGATTTAGTAATAGGTGAAAAACTTATGGGTCAAGAGAGTGGTGCTGTTGCTGTTGTTGCTGAAACTATAACAGATACTCAGATCGCATATATTGTTAAAAATGAAACAGCATTTAAAGAAGGTGAAATTGTAGAATTTGAAGAGTCAACTGTTCAGGGTTTAATTACTACTTTAGATAATCCTAGTAAAAATATATCTGCAAATTATACTTTTACTACAGGTCAGAGAAGTAGTTTCTATGATTATGGATTTATTACTAGGAAATCAAATGCAAAACCACCGAAAAAACAGTTAAAAATATATTTCATGAATGGATACTATGATTCAACTGATGAGGGTGATATCACTGTAAAAAATTCTTATAATAGTTGGAATTACAGTAGAGAAATTCCAATGATTAATGGTGAATATGTCACTGATACTCTTGATATAAGACCTAAAGTAGATGCATATACAGTTGGAGAAAATGTAAGATCACCATTTGAATTTAAGGGTAGATCATTTACTGCTTCTGGAAGTTCTGCTGCAAATATTTTAGCATCTGATGAGTCAATTAACCTTACTTTTTCTCATTTTGTTGGAAGAATGGATAGAATCTTCTTAGATAAAACTGGAAGATTTCAAGTTAAATATGGAGATCCCTCAGAAAAAAGAGAAAGACCAACACCAGTTGATGATGCAATAGAAATAGCAAGCATTATTTTACCACCATATCTTTTTGAACCTAGACAGGCTAAATTAGATTTCATGAAGTATAAGAGATATAGGATGCAAGATATTGGAGATCTTGAGCAGAGAATAAAAAATCTAGAATATTATACATCATTGTCTATGCTTGAAACTCAGACACAAAATTTATTTGTTCCTGATGCTGATGGGTTGAATAAATTTAAATCTGGATTCTTTGTTGATAACTTTACAAGTTTTAGATCACAAGAAACTAATGGATTTAAACTAAAATGTAGTTTAGATACTAAGAGAAATGAATTTAGACCACAACATTACTGCACTTCTATTGATTTAATGCCTGGCCCTGTGGAAGGTGTTGATGCTGGAACTGATCGTGCTTTCCTTGAAGCAGAGGGAACTAATATTAAAAAAGGTGATGATGTAGTTACTTTAAATTACACAGAAACAGAGTGGTTAAGCCAACAATTTGCAACTAGAACAGAAAGTGTTACACCATTCTTAGTAAGTTTCTGGCAATCAACTATTAAGTTAACACCAGCATCAGACACATGGACAGATACTGCAAGACTTGAAGCAAAAATAATCCAACAGGAAGGTAACTTTGCTGGTGTTATGGCACAAGCAATGCAAGAGTTTGGAGTTGATCCACAAACTGGAATGGCTCCAGCACAATGGAATTCTTGGGAAACTACATGGAGTGGTGAAGAGCAAATAGATCGTAAACAACAAAGAGAAGAAGAGGTCATCACTGAGTCTGTAGAAGAAATTATTAAAGCAGGTTGGATTAACGGTGGAGGTGGTGTTAACCATTCAATTTTCCATGAAAAATTTGAAACTCAAGTTATTGAAGACACAATTCGTGATACATTCCACACTGACGCACAGGTTAGAACGGGAACTAGAAAAGTTGTCACAGAACAATTTGATAATGAATCTCTAGGAGATAGAATTGTAAGTCGTGACGTTATCATGACTATGCGTTCTAGAAACATAGAAGTTAGAGCAACTAAATGTAAACCACTCACACAACTATATGGGTTCTTTGATGGTGTTGCAGTAACAAAATATTGCACTCCCAAACTATTAGAAATTTCAATGACTTCAGGAACTTTCCAAGTTGGAGAGACTGTTGTTGGATCTATGCCAGGTTCTGGTATACCAGCAGAGGGAACAGACGTTGCTGCTATCAGATTTAGAGTAGCACAAGCAAATCATAGAGAGGGCCCATATAATGCTCCAACTGCAGTTTTTGCTAAGAATCCTTATATCTCTCAAGTTGGTGCAACTGGTCTTGAAACATTCTTAGGAACACCAGGTGTTGTTCAACTTGCATCTGATAATGGTGGTGCTACAAACATGCCAGCAACATATTCATCGACCTCTACCATATTGAACGTTGATACAAAATCAATGTCTGATCAAGCACAGGGAGATTATTATGGATATGTTAATCAACAAATGGAATTAAGAGGTGTCACTAGTGGTGCTACTGCAACTGTGACTGATAGAAGAATGATCGCTGATCTTGGTGCTAATATGATAGCATCTTTCTATATTCCAAATCCAAACAGTGGTAATCATCCAAAATTTGAGACAGGAACAAAAACATTTACATTAATTGATAATACCACTAATGATCAAGAAAACACTGATACATTCGGTGAAGATACTTACACTGCTGCTGGAACTTTAGAGACGGTTCAAGAAAATATTATTTCTACTCGAAATGCCATTGTTCAGACTAAACCTACAAAAGAAGAAAGAAAACAGAGAACATTATTAGGATCGACTGTTCTAAAATCAGAAGCAATTAGTAGTAGTGATGGTGGAGAGAGATCTGTAAGTCGTTGGTATGACCCACTAGCACAGTCTTTCCAAGTTACTGATGAGGGTGGTATATTCATCACTAGTTGTGATATTTACTTCCAAACTAAGGATGACATGGATATTCCAATGACATTCCAGATTCGCACAATGGAAGGTGGAGTTCCAACACAAAAGATTTTACCATTCTCTGAGATAATTAAACCACCTGAAGAGATTAATATATCCTCAAATGGAACTGTTGCAACTAGATTTACATTTGAAGCACCAGTATATCTCGAAGGTGATAATACTGAATATGCAATATGTTTGGCTTCATGGTCAACCAAATATAAGGTATTCATATCGAGAGTTGGAGAATCTGATTTACTGACTGACGAATTTATTTCTCAGCAACCATATTTGGGATCATTATTTAAATCACAGAACGCTTCTACTTGGGATGCTTCTCAGTGGGAGGATCTTAAATTTGTAATTAATAAGGCAGTCTTTGAGACGAGTGGAACAATGGAAATATACAATCCTATTTTATCTCAAGGTAATGCACAAGTTGCAAAATTAAAACCTAATTCAATTAATGTAAATTCAAAACGAGTTAGACTTGGTATTGGAACATCACTAGCAGATACTGTTCTCACACTAGGTAATACTGTTAATCAACTAGCATTTAGTGATGGAGATACCGATTACACTGCTGCGTCAAATGCATCTGGTAAGTTTGTTGGTAGTGCTGGTATAGGAACTGGTAACATGGGTATTGTAAATGCAGGTTTAGGATTTACTCCTGCATCTGGAACATTTGATTATGTTGGAGTTGCTCTTTCTAACGTAACTGCTGGTGGTGATTTCATGACTGCAGATATAAGAGTTACTGATGGTGTTGTAGCTATAGCCACAATTAGATCCTCTGGTAGTGGATTCCAAAGAGGTGATGTTCTTGGTATAGGAACAATTACTGCATCAGATGGAAGTGTTTTACCTGGTAGAAATGCGAGACTATCCGTTGTTTCAATAGGTAGCACAGAGGAATTAATATTAGATAATGTTCAAGGGGATTTTGCTTTAAATGGAAGATTAACATATACACATCCAATCACAGGTTTAACAACATCATTGAACACCACAGTTGGTTCTTCTCATACAAATGCTAGAATTACTACACTTGATAAAATTACAGAAGTAAGTGATGGATTACATTTCACTGTTGATCATAGAAATCATGGTATGCATCATGAAACAAATAGAGTAACAATATCTGATGTTGAATCTGATGTTCCTCCAACAAAACTATCATTACCATATGGTCAAAGTTCAACTTCAACAATATCTGTTGTTAGCACCACTGACTTTACTACTTTTGAGAATGTTTCGGTTGGAGCAACAAATCCTGGCTATTTGAAGATAGGAGATGAGGTTATTAAATACACTGGTGCTTCTGGTGGATCGATCACAGGTATCACTAGAGGAGACAATGCAAAAGGATATATTAAAGGAACTCCTGTTCGTAAGTATGAATTAGCTGGTGTATCTTTATCAAGAATTAACAGAACTCATTTACTAAGTGAAATTACAGATAGAGATCCTAATCCAATCACATTTGATAGTTATACTGTAAAAATTGATACAAGTGCTTTAACGTCTGCCCAAACTGGTTTACCATTTGCAGCACCAAATAGAAGCAGTGATTCAAGTGCACTCAGTAACCCTAAATTATACTTTAATGATACCAAATCTACTGGTGGATTTGATGCACATGCAACACAAAATATTCCTTTCCAAATTATCTCACCAAATATTGGCCATGTAACTGTTCCTGGTACTACGGTGTCTGCTTCCATGAGAACAATATCAGCAACCAGTCTTGGTAATGGAATGGGTCAAGGATCTGATTTACCTTTCTTAAATAAAGGAAATGAAACTGTAACTTTAAATAAATCAAATTATTTAAATTCTCCTAGAATGATCGCATCTAGAATCAATGAAACAAATAATAATGTTACTCAAAACTTCTCTGGTGATAGATCATTTAACATGACACTTACATTAGAAACATCAAACCCTAATTTATCACCTGTTATAGATTTACAGAGAATGAACGCAATTCTGATATCAAACAGAGTTGATGCTCCAATTACAAACTATAAAGAGGATTCTAGAGTTAATGATTTACTTGCTGATCCTACAGCATGTCAGTATGTTTCTAGAGAAAATAGTTTAGCAAATTCTGCTTCATCAATAAAAGTATTACTTGGTGCACATATTAATGAATTCTCTGATATAAGAGCATTTTATGCAATCAGTGCCACACCTAATTTTGATCCAATATTTGAACCATTCCCTGGCTATAAGAACTTGAATGATAATGGTCAGGTGATTAGTGCTGCTGAAAGTGATGGTTTACCCGATAGACTTATTCCTAAATCTGATGTTGGTGGGTTCGATAGTAGTCGAGCAACATTTAAAGAGTATGAATTTAACATAGAAGATCTTCCAGCGTTCAAGTATTATAGATTTAAATTTGTTTTAACATCTACGAATCAAACTTATGTTCCTAGAGTTACTAATTTAAGAGTTATTACTTTAGCATAATGTCAAATTTAATTCCAGTTGAAGGTAACAATGATTTGGTTAGAGATCCAAGAACTGATCAAATTATTAACACCAATACAAATGCATATGAGCAATATATTTCTCAACGTAAAAGACGTAAACTTGATAAAGAAAAATCTTTATCCGTTGAAGAGGATCTTGCTAGTTTAAAAAGTGAAATGAATGAAATCAAATCTCTATTAAAGGAGTTAGTCAATGGCAAATAAAAAAATTACATTTGATCCAGAAGCAGGGGTAGCATATCCCTGTAATTTTATCATGAATGGTGGTGCTAACTTCACAGGAACATTTGAAGTAGTAGATACTTCCAACACTGGATATAATTTTTCAACAACTAATGCTGTTGGTATTGCTACAACCACTGGGTGGACAGGTTCTGCTCAGATGACAAAAAGTGTCTCTATTGGATCCACTGGTTTCCCTGTAGCAACTTTTTCTGTTGGTATTGACACTACTAGTGCTACTGCAGGGAAGATTACAATTTCATTAGGATCAACTGCTACAAGAACTTTAAGTGAAGGTAGATATGTCTATGATGTTATTGTTAGTTCTGGGGCTACTTTCTATAGGATTGTTGATGGAACAATCTTAGTTCAACCAGGCATTTCGTCTGCAATATAAATATGATAGAGGTATAGTATAAATGGCCCAACCATCCACCCGATCAGAATTAATCACTTACGCTAAAAGGCAGTTAGGTGCACCAGTATTGGAAATCAACGTTGCAGATGAGCAAGTTGAGGATATATTGGATGATGCCATTCAATATTTTCAAGAGAGACATTTTGATGGTGTATATCCAACATTCTTAAAATACGAAATTACTGAAGATGATATAAAAAGAGGAAGATCGAGAGGAGGAAATACAGACAATGTAGGTATCACTACACAAACAGCAACATCAACAATTGATGGTCAAACCATTTCATTTAGTTTTAATGAAACATCAAATTATTTACAAGTTCCACCAGATATTCTTGGTATTACAAAGGTCTTTCATTTTGATGGATCTAATAGAATGTCAAGTGGTATGTTTAGTTTAAAATATCAATTATTTTTGAATGACATATATTATTATGGATCAACAGAATTGTTGTCATATGCGATGACAAAAACATATCTTGAGGATATAAATTTTCTATTAACAACACAAAAACAAATTAGATTTAATAAAAGACAAGATAGATTATATCTTGATATTGATTGGTCTAGTATCACTGATGGAGAGTTTCTTGTAATTGATTGTTACAGAACATTAGATCCTAATGATTATGCTAGAGTTTTTAATGATTCATTCTTAAAAAGATACTTTACTGCACATCTTAAAAAGCAGTGGGGTCAAAACTTAATGAAATTCCAAGGAGTTAAATTACCTGGTGGAGTCGAATTAAATGGTAGACAAATCTATGATGATGCAATAAATGATATAACACTCATCAGAGAGCAAATGTCTAACACTTACGAACTACCACCTCTTGACTTTATAGGTTAATATAATGGCACTAAATCCGTTTTTTCAACAAGGCTCTTCTGGGGAACAAAGTCTCGTTCAGTCTTTGATTAACGAGCAGTTGAGAATGTACGGTGTGGATGTTCATTATATGCCAAGAAAATATTTAACTGAGAAATCAATATTAAAAGAAGTAGTTCAATCAAAATTTGATGATGCATATCCAATAGAAGCATATATTGACAATTTTGATGGGTATGATGATATGCCATCAACTCTATCAAAGTTTGGTATACAAGCAACTAATGAAGTTACATTAATCATATCAAGAGAGAGATTTGAAACTTACATATCTCCCCTAATGAAAAATGAATCTAATGTCAAACTCTCTA